GGAATAGGTGTATATGTAAGACCAGATAAATATAAGGAACAGATAATAGAGTGCTTCGGGCAAATAGCCGTCCATATTAATCATAAAACGCCATATAAAATACCATACGGCACAAAGATATACGAAGTTGCGCACCCATTGTACGCTCATGTTATCAATATTCGAGAAGTTATTTTTCAGATAACGGTCGTACCGCTTTGAAAGATATATGATAAAAATAATCATGGCAACAAGCAACACGGTAGTGTACCACAAAGAAATAGGAACCAAAATCTTACTTTCCATGATAGCATATAGAAGAAAGCAGACAATGGTAGGTGTTGAAATTAATATTTCTGTTCGAAGACGAATTTTGCCGGGAATAAGGATTTTCAGCAGATAACCGCCCGCCAAAGGAACAAAACAGACATTTATCAATACTTTCAATGTACGGAAATATTCGCTGCTTTTCAATTCTTCGAGCATGAAGGATAAACTGATAGTCAGTAATACCGCCATAGCTGCAATCAACCAAAACAGGGAAGCGAGTATCGGATTTTCTTTGCGCTTCGGGTACAGGTTGATACACATTATGATATATAGCATCAACAATGCTCCACGCATTGCGTTTAATAAGTTTTCCGTGAGGTGTAGGAGTGTGCTGTCCATATTGTTGAATTTTTGGGAGTGCAAAAGTAAGGATTTTATCGGAGAAAAAGAACTTTGTATATGTCAAGTTTTCAACCGGTTGGCTTAAAAAGCGTTTAACTTGCTGAAACATAGCACATCGAATGCGAACACTACCACTGGACTGCCAACTGATACCACCAACTACTCATTTCCTGTTTTTTTCGACTTATTTAGCTTTTCTTTGTATCTCCTAATTAAAAAACGAAGAAATATGGAATTAAAAGTTATCGAAGAAAAAACATTTGAGAGATTGAAAATGTGCATCAAGGACTTGCTTGTGCAGGTTGATACACTTTCAGTAGAACCAACGAATGATTGGATAGACAACCAGACTGTCTGTCAGGCATTGGGTGTCAGTAAGCGAACATTGCAATCGTTTCGGGACAAAGGATTAATTCCTTACTCCCAAATAGGGCATAAATGTTTCTACAAGCAGGAGGACATGAGAGAATTTATAGAAAAACATCGGGTTAATTTATTGGAAAAGGCATGAATATTTTTGATGAAATTTTAGATTATCGTTCTCAGGAAATGAACGAATTGTTTTCAGCGATACGCACAGGTTGCAATAAGATTTTCAATTACAAGCAACAACGCAAACCAACATTGCTTGGCGATACCTTTCTTGGCAATAAGGAAGTCTGCAAAATTTTGGGCTTAGGATTGAGAACGCTACAAGACTACAGGGAACGAGGACATATCGCCTATTATAAAATTGAGGGCAAAATTTTGTATAAGTTCTCCGATATTTTGAAGATGCTCGAAAATAATTATTTTGATGCGTGGGGGAAAAGAAAGTAAAACGACCGAAAGAACCCCCATTTTTTTATCTCTCGGTCGTTTTGTTTCAATTCAGTTCAACAAAAAATTCTGTCCGATATTGGCAAAAGGAATATCCAGAGTTTTCATGTTGAGTAATTGCTCTATAAACCACGTTCTTAATGTTCTCGATTGTGGCGTTGTCATGATGAAAGCCAAAGCGATGATAACAGTTAGGTTCACTTCTGTTATATCATAGCTTACACGCTTTCCTCCGGCTATAATATGGTAATGACAGGTATCTTCAACTCGAAACATTTCTTTCTTAAATATCGTTTCGAGAGACTCGTCAATCTCTTTCAGATAACATCCGAAGAGTTCGCAAAGCTCATTTCTATTCATCCATATATTGCCGTCCACAGGCTTAAATACGACTTCCATTTTATTATTGCCACCAATCCTGATTGACAATAAACCCTTATTTTTTACTTTTTTCATACTGCCTCCATTAATTTTAGTTCGCTAATTTCACGATTGTTTTTCTCAAATTCGACCAATTCGTCCGTTTTGTTTTCGGTCTGTGGAAATTGGTATTTACTTCCTATGCGGGGTTCCAATAATTTCATGTCCTCGTCCATTTTCATATTAGTTACTTCTGCATATATTTGTGTTGTCTTGATGCTTCTGTGTCCCATTGTTCTGCTTAAAGTTTCGATAGGAACGCTGTTCGATAAGCAAATTGTTGTTGCCCATGTGTGCCTTGCGCAATGATAGTTCAAATCCTTTTTTAACCCGTAAAAATCTTTCAGTGTTTTCAGATGAGTATTCATTGTACCATAGCAAAAGAAATCAAAAACTTTGTCTGTATTTTTCTTTCCCTTAAAATTCTCAATTATGGACAATGGTATATCCAACAAAGGAATGTAACATTCGGTTGTTGTCTTTGTTCTATCCTTAAAAATCCATTTGTAACCATTCTTGTCGGTGTGAATATCCGACCATTTCAGATTGTAAATATCGGCATACGCCAATCCGGTAAAGCAGGACAGAATAAATAAATTACGCACCTTATTTACATTCTTTTTCGGGTGCGGTTTTGCCATGATAGTATTCAAATCTTCTCTTGAAATCCAACGTCTGGAAGATTTTCTTCCGTCGGCATAATACTTTCTAACCGGATTACGATAAATAATTTCTTTATTAACTGCCCTCTCTATTGTATGTTTCAAAAAACGGACATAGTTCTGAATAGTATATGTTGCAAAATTTCTTACCGTCAGCAGATAAAAATGATAGTCTTCCATAAATTTTTTGTTGATTTTGGAAAATTCAATATCATCAACATCATATTTGTATTTTAAGAAATCACGAATAACATTATAAGCATTTCCATATCGGTAGAAAGTACCTTTGGTATGTGTTGTTCCAATGCTATTTTTTATTTCTTCTTTCATTAGGGCAAATTCTTTCAGAAGCATTACTTCATTTGTGCCGATACCCTGAATGGCGTTCTTTATTCCCTCTGCCGTTACATATCCGTTTTTTTCCACACTTTTCTGATAACAATGCTCTATTTCCTTTTTCAACTCGTTCAAGCGGATATTGATACGTTTGTTTTCCTTACCGGTACAGCAGCCTTGTTTGGCATCCCAAAATTTCGGCTCAATTTCTTCTTTTACGCTGTATTGTACTACTTTTCCGTCAATGGTAATTCGTCCCATGATAGGGCAAGTTCCGTTTTTCTTTATTTTCTGTTTGTTTATGTAAAACAATATACTGAATGTGCTACGCATGATTTTTATTATTAATTGATTAGTGTGTATTTGTCGTTTATTTTCTCTGATAATACAAGGCAGTCTTTTAGTATTTTGTCCTTAGAAACCTCTGCATATATCTGTGTTGTCGCAATATTTTGATGTCCCAACATTTTACTTACCGTTTCAATCGGAACTCCTTCTGAAAGGGTAATTAGACTGGCGAATGTGTGCCTTGCAACATGATAGGAGAGATTTCGATTAGTTTCGCATTGGGTATCTATTTTCTTTAGATGATTGAGAACGGTTTGATATATTGGCATTGGGAATACCTTTCCATCGTTTCTACCATTTCTGTACTTTTCGATAATAGATAACGGGATTTCCATTAAACGAATGTTAGATGAACTTCCGGTTTTTTGTCTGTGAACCATAATCCAAAGGCTGCCGTCTTCCTGCTTAACAATATTGTCGAAAGTAAGGTTTTTAACATCAATGTAAGCCAATCCGGTAAACGTGGAGAAAACAAACATATCACGGACAATAGATGTTGTATCACTTTTGAACTCTGCCGTCATAATTTTTTCCAAATCCTCGTGGCTTATATTACGATGCTTAAATTCTCTAGCTTCCAATTCATATCCGAAAAATGGGTCTTTGCCGATTATACCCTCATCAATCACGTCCGATATTACTTCCCTAAGACGGGTAATAATATTTGCCGTTGTGTTTATGGCATATTTCTTATTCGCTCGCAAATAATGTACAAAATGCTCAATAAAAGAGTAGTTAAGTTCGGAAAAAGAAATGTCAGTCCGGTTATATTCTTTCTTCAGATATTCCGAAACAACATCATAATAATACTCATAGGATACCAATGTACCTTTTGCTCTATCCTTGCCAACACGGGCAGCAAATGTGTTATTCATTTTCCTAAAATATGAAAGCAAAGACTCCTGAGCATTGGCGATGCCCTGCACAATAGTTTTTAAGTCGGTGGCTGTAAATTCACGTTGCAGGCGTATTGCTTCATTGTATCGGGAGTAAAGCAGAAGATTTACTTTTTCTATTTGGTTATTAACTTCATTGGCAAACCCGCTTTTACCTCTCAATCTTCCGGCTTTTACATCCCACAACTCGGCATCGGCATCAATCTTCAAGCTAAATTGTGCCATTGTCTTGCCAACATTAATTCGTCCCATGACAGGACAAAGACCACTCTTTTTTGTCTGATTCTTTTTTAGGTAGAATAGTACCTTCAATTTGTTTGTCATAATACTCATTTTTTAGTTATAAAATTACTTCCAAATGAGTTTTTTGAACTATGAAAAATGGACGGATAGCTATCTATGTAATTCGTTTCAATATTATTTTGACTTAAACCGCTTCAATTTTCACAAACGATTTTAGTTTAAGCTGTTAGATAGCTTTTTGCTGCATTTTGCTTCGCTAAAAATAGGTAACGACTTGGTAACGGAACTATAACGAAAACAGCATAAATTCGCATTTTTAAGACTAAGACAGGCTCGGACAACCACTGCCTAATTTGCTGAATATTAACGGAATTACCCTTTTTCGCCTTTTTTCTCTTTTTTCTCAATCTTTTGAGACAAAGATAATGCTATTTTGTTATTATTGACTTTATTGGGAACTTTCATATAAACCAAATTATCTCCGTTACAAAGAAACGCACAGATTATTTCATTTGCAATCCCCAAAAATAGGGATATTTAGAGCTCTTGATTTATTACTATATCCTTTGGAGGATATAGTAATTTAAATTTTAGTACATTTGCGAGATTATGATTCTAAAGAAAGAATCGGACTAATATTTTATTTTTTATTTTATGAAAACAATTATGCTCATGTTCTTGTCGATGGCTTTATCATTTTCAGTATTGGCTCAAACAAAGAATTTTCACAATTTCAGTGTAAAAACGATTGACGGTAAAGAATTTTCGTTAGCTCAATTAAAAGGGAAAAAAGTGCTGGTGGTGAATGTAGCATCCAAGTGCGGACTAACTCCCCAATACGAACAGCTTCAAGCATTGTTTAAGGAATATGGCGGCGATAAATTTGTTATCATAGGCTTTCCTGCAAATAATTTTGGCGCGCAAGAACCCGGAACCAATGAGGAGA